GAATTTTTGATCTTGACGAAGATGTCATTATCACGTACACGTAGGACTTCAGACTCTGCACCAGAAGTTACGCCAGTGACATTTTGGTTAATAGCGATAGGAACAAGATTGCCGCCACTTTCGTTTCCTTGTACAGTGAATCTGTATACGGGGAAGAGTTGAACTTCTTGATATCTCTTACCATATCTTCCTTCGGTTCCTGTAGCATTTTCTACTCTATTGGTGACAGTCTTCGCAGAAGCAGATCTTAAGTCAACAACAGGAGAAAGATGAGACTTCTCGGACTTCAGAGTCAACTTATACATCAACGATCCTTCTAGATTGTTGAGACTTTCGTTGATTGGAGATGCAATTAACTTTTGATTCAAGAAATACTGTTCTTCATTCAAGAAAGTGGTCTCATAATCTGTCATAGAATATGAGGTATAGTTGGTGGTATTAGAATCAACAGGAACAACATTAGTGGTTTTCACCATGCTGTCAATAGAAGTTCCACTAACTTGTAGATAAGGAATTTGTGCGTAGAGTTTTTCGTACTTTCTATTGTAAGATGCTAGAACTGCATCTTTACCAAAGAATCCTGTGTCAGATGCCCTAGATGGTCCAATGATATTGTAAGAGTCAATACCTACATTAGAAACTTGGAACAACGTAGACTCTAGGTCGATAGCATCATATCCAGCAAAATCAGGTAGTCCTCTAAAGAATACTTTGGAATCTCCAGTGGTTTCAAAACCATGATCTCTGTGGTACACCTTAACAACATTGCTGTTGTTTTTGAATAGAGGAGAAGATGCCGTGCTGTTAGCGAGAGCATAAGTCTCAAAAGGATCGGATTGTAGTTTTTCGTAACCCAGATCTTCGTTCTTGATAACTAGTTCGCCATCTCTAGAGGTATCGAATTCTGCTCTGTATAGAGTGAACTTAATGTCCTCAAATAGATCTTCTTCCCAGTTAGCAGTATTTTGGGACTTGAATAGAGATCCGAGGAGAGGTTGTGCATTAACAACCAGACCAGAAGAAATATCTTCTTCTCCCAACTTGGAAGACCACAGTTTATATTCAACAGCGTCACACTCAATATTGAGTGCATACTCGGTATCATTCTGAAGATAAACAGGATACTCGAAGTTGAAACGTGTAGGTGTGGTAGATCTGATTCCACCTTCTGGATCGATTGCAACACCCATTCTTACAGCGGGTTCGTCGATCTCAATTTCAGACTCAATAACAGCACCGTTATTACCAGCACCAGTTCCTCTGATAACAACAGATGGTGCTTCAGTATATCCTCTACCAGCAAGACTTACATCGGCAAGGAATAGTTGACCACCAGACACTTTGACAGATCCAGTAGCATTGCTTCCACCAGGTAGTTGTGGACTTTCGATAGTGATGGTTGCACTTTCGTATCCAGAACCCAGATTAGTAATATTCAGTTTAGATACGCGACCAGAGTCTTTAGCAATTTTCAGACCCACCGTGGCATTGTTAGCATTATTATATGCAGTAACTGTGCCGATGGTTAGATCTTCATTCTGCAGGAAGTCTCTTCCATTGTGATTACTTAAGATAAACGTATAAGTCTGTTCATTCGTTAGAGAGATCTCTCCATTACTGGAAGGAGTAACTTCAAAATTATTTCTATCTAGAACTTTAGCGATGGGTCCTTTGGCAAGACTTCTGTTACCAGTGATGTCTTCGCCTTGTTGGATAGTGATGTTTCCAGAAGAATATACCTTAAGGAAAGTATCTGGATAGAGAGTCTTGACAGATCCAGGAAGGATATACTTACCAGGTTTGTCTGCTTCTACGTTGGAGAGATAAACTCTCAATGGAACAGTGGCACTCTTTTCGGAGAAGAACAGATCGACACCTGTTGCAAACATACCACCTTCAAAGCTTTCGACTTTGAAAGTCTGTGCCATTGGATTTGGTCTTTCTTTGTTCTCGGTATTGCTATCAATCTCCTGTACACCTTCATTTGCTTTAAAGAATGCTGGTGCAGTAGAAATGATAGATGCAGGATTCTCTGGAAGAATACCAGTAGCATAGAACTTGACTTCAGCAAAAGAACTGACTTCATTTACATCAGTAATAGGAGCGTCAGTAGAACTAGAGGTGAATCTAATTGTCTTGACACCTGTGGAGAAGTATACTTCTTCGGAGGTGTCATCATATTGCATGGTATCGATATTGCCAGTCCAGAAAGAATTCTCTCTAGGTGCATATCCCGATGGTACTAGAATGATACCACTAGCATTACCATACTCATCTGTTGTAACGCTACTACCAAATGTGGTAGAAGAGTTTCCAGCAACACCAGTAAATCTAGAGTCTGGGTTGATCCATCTAGCGATGTCTCTACCTTCCATGAAGACGTGTAGTTTCGTCTTTGGCTTCATGCGTCTTACGACATACTTAACAGGAACAGATCTAGCATAGAACTTCAGTGCATTAGATACATTAGTTCCATTAACAGTCTTATATCCGACTCCCTTCGCAATCTCATTGTTTTGTGGACTGACGTTAGAAGAGGATCCAGTAGATGCGCTGCTTACAGTAGATTCTGCAGATCTTCCATTGTTTTCTGCAAAACTCTTCAGGTTGTAGAAAGTTTTGTTTACACCAACCCAGTTGATTACAAAAGAATTGTAGATACTGGAGAATGCTACTCGTGCATCTTGTTTTGCCAAGAAGACCGAGAACAGATTAGTATTATTTTCAGTCACCAATGGTGCTACCGAGCTGTTATACCACTGATCGATGTTTGGCATCAGTGCAGCATCACCAACATACTGTAGAACAACAAATGGGTTTGGATTTACTGTCTTGGTTGCAAATTGATTTTGTGCATATGTAACGTTGGTGTATGGCAGTGTAATTATGCCATTGGAATTTGTATATCCAGAAATAACTCTTTGATCATTTCTTCTGTTGACTTCCTTCAGTGCAAAACTGTCCTCTTTAGATTGAGGTCTCAATACAGACTGCTGTGCATCGATAGAACAGAGATGATCGATAGACTTGACGTTACCGACATTGTGAGTTTCATAGTTGTCAACCAAGAAACCACTCTTTGTTTTGTCGATACCAAGAGAATCTTTAACCTGCATGTTGAGTGCTTGCTGCTCAAGAATGCTCAACGTGGTGTAATACTCAAGGCGCTCAATACGCTTCTCCAGTTTACCGATGTCACGCATCGTGTAACGACGGTTGTCAACAGGAGTAATTCTTACATCCTTGCTGGACTTCGTGAACGCAGGGATGAACATATAGTAGAGAGGAATACCATCCTCAATGATCTCTGGTTTGCTTGGGTTCAGAGATGCATTACCTTTCTTAACAACGAATTCTCCCTTCTTGGTGAGGAAGACGCCATCAATTCTGTCAAGATACTGTGACTCACTGAATGAGATAGTGTAAGGAAGATTTCTTGCAGAAGATGGTGTACTAGAAACAGAACCACCAGGTCCAATGAAGTTGATATACTCTGCTTGTGACAGTAGAGATGTATCCTGATATCCAGGAATAATTGCTGTGGAGTCTACTTTTGGTCTAAAGTCAATAACGTTCTTCAGACTTACATTACCATGAACGTTAGAGTTGAAATCAGGAATCTCATCTAGGACTACACCTGCTTCGTGAATGTAAGAGTCAACAGTACAGAAGTCTCCTTGAGAATGCTCAAAGTAGTCGAAAGCAACAACTAGTTGACCTGTTGGTGGACTGAATCCAGGTTTCAGAACGATTCTGGATACGTCATAGAATGTATCCCTTTGTCCATCATCAAAAGTAAATCTGTTAGTAAGATCTGTACCAACAACCAGATTGCCATTGACATCAACAGTTGGGGGAGCAGAAGATGATCCTTCATAGATGTACCTGATACGGAATGCATCTGAATAGGAGAATACTTCAGTGCTGTCGCTATCGTAATCCAGACCGCGAAGAGGTAGAATCTGGTCACCAGGAGACTGGATGATAATTCTCTTATTCTTGATTGCTGTCTTAAGTTTTGGTCTGCCTTTGGAAACTTCGATGGTTGCAGTCAACTTCAGTTTGGGGAAGTTGGTTACATTATTACCAAAATAGTTACCAGGGAAGGTAAGTGTGATACTACCAGAAGACAATCCAGATGTAGCATCTGTAGTATTCAGAATTTTAACGAACTCTGGAGAAACATAAACAACATCTCCAGTTTCTACTAGGTCAGAACCACCTTTGTCCAAGACAGTGATGAGGAAGTCTCTTTCTGTAAATTGAGTAAACCTCTGTGTACCAAAATCTAGTTGTGCAGCAAAAGTAATGTTACCGCCGTTATCACTACCAGTGGTTACAAAGTCTCTTCTGATGTAATAAACTAATTTGGTATCTTCGGTTGACTTGACGAGACTACCTACCTCTTTACTTCCTGTTGGGAAGATCAAGGTAGATGTAGAACCATTGTTGACTTTGCCGCGTTGTCTAATGACAGTCTTTGCCGTTACTGTATCAGGCAGAGCACCATTCAAGTAGATCCTAGACTTATCTGTTCCTCTTGGTGTAGTTACTAGTTCGACAGTGTACTTGTTTACTCTTCCAGTATCATCATTGAACTGAATAATGTCACCCTGAACAAGAACTAAAGATGCATCAGATCCAAACGCATTACACTCAATAAACTTATATCCTTTCGTACCAGAGAAAGTGGATTCGGTTACATTTCTCGTATCAGAGAGACTACCTTCGGTAGTTTCGATATCAGCAGAGAATTTATTATTTGATCCAAATTCAGAATACAGAGACTTGACATTTTGTGCTGTGTATGTCAGAACTGTATCTCTATAGAGTACAGGTGCAATACCTGCAGCAATTGTATTCGCTCCAGTTACCTCACAAATAGGAGGTGCAGCAAATTCGGTTTGGATTGCATCTCTGTTCTTAATTACAACCTTGTAAACAGTACCGCCATCAATACCAACTTCAATATCAGCACTTTCAAATAGAGTGCCGTTGACATTAATTTTCGATCCCGCAACGTAACCAGTTCCTTGACGTTGTACAACGAAGTGGGAGATGGTGTTGTTCTTTGGAATACGCAGAACCGAACCTTCTTCACTATTGATAGTCTCACCAGGTACGAAATTGCCGTACAAGGTCTTTACAAACAAACTTCTACCCAATGACATATAACCATTAGAAGAACCTTCTACAATGCCATATGCACCGCTTGTGGTGCCATAAATGTACTTACCAGGTGCGAAGTCTGGAGTGACAGGAGAATCTACAAAAAGTCTGGTGAAAAATACTGGGTTGAAGTATGAGAGATTAAAGTTGCCGTTATATGTTTCTCTGCCATCAGCAAGTTTTCCACGAGAGATAATGATATCTGTATCCTGATTGAATCCCTCTGGTCTCTTAACAAGAGTAAAGTCTTTTGGTTTTGCTACACCAATAACAGGAACAATGCTGTCAGAATAATCTACAATGTATCCTAGGTTGTTAACTTCTTGTTGGACGTTAGCGAGACTAGTGTATAGGAATCTTCTTCTTGTCGCTACATTGTCATCATACTCAAGGAAGAAATCGTCTAATAGATCTTTTCTACCAGAGACAGTCAACTGCAAGAATTGTGAATTTAGATCACCAATTTCGGGTCTGGTGACTTTTGCAAATGACAGTACCTTGACAGTGTTTGTTGTTGCTACACCACCAGTGTCTGTTCTGGTCTGAACAAAGTAAAGAGTTCTGATATCTAGTTTTCCAGAACCAGGGGAATCAGAAATACTAGTGTCGTCAATAAGACCTAGATCAGCAGATGCTTGTACCCAGATGGTCTTAATGGCATCATCTTTGTCAAATCCTTGTCCTCTTCTAGAAAGAGTCTGTCTGTAATCAGTGACTTCTTCTAGATTATTAAATCCAACAGTTCCGTCATTATATGCGGCGTTGAGGAAAATAGTTGGATATGCAGTAAGATCTGCTCCTTCTGCGTTTAGTGGCAGAGTGTTGTATACATTTGTTAGTGTAAACGATGCAAGACCATTAGACTTGATCGTTACGTTATCTCTGGCAAGGGTTTCTCTTGCCTTGTCAACTTCCAGATATTTGGTTTCTTTGTTGACAATTTCAAAACCACGAACGTATGCTTTACCAGCACCAACCGTTGCAATTAGTTTATCTGCAGCTTCCATTGCAGAAATACCATTTGGTCCTACTGTGCCATCGACACCAGCACTATACAGACCAAAGTTTCCATCTCTTTGATAGAACTCTCTAATATCAACATCAAAGTTCTCTACTACGTAATCACCAGATTCGTCATAGGTTCTTCTAGCAAGAGTATTCTCAAGAGTATTATATGCTGCTTGCTTTACTTGTTTCTGGATAACTCCATTCTTGATAGACAGGAGTTGAATAAAATTCTTATCAGGAGTCTGTTCAAACTGATATTTGACCAGATCTAGTGTGATCTGTAATCTATGTGCTCCAGGTGCAGCATAGTTAGAAGATCCAAATGCATTGTCATACAGAGAAGGGTCATCCTCTGGGGTGACTAGGGTTTCGGTAATTTTGAATCCAACTTTTACCGAAGGATTGTCGCTATAACCATCAACAACAATAAGACCCGAATCGTTTCTTACGAAATAACCATTTACAAAATAGACACCTTCTTCCACTTGTACAGCAGAACCATATCCCATGGCACCACTGTCTACAAAGGTAGTCTCACTTGTATCAGGATTTAAGACTGCAACGCTAGTAGGAAGAACACTGCCGTCAGTACCAACAACAAGCAA